GTCACCGGCCCATGGCGAATTGGCTGCTCTGGCTGAGCAGCACCTAGCTTACAAGCACCATTTCGCAATGGACGTGACCGCCCTCGACTCCACCGCCGCCATTGATGCAACAGACACAATCAAGAGGTTACGAAAACTTGGTTACCAAAATCATCCACAACGTGATAACATCTACACTATGATAGATGGGATGATGGACAATTTAGTTGCATCCTGGGTCATTGATATCCATACTGGTAGGGCCCGTTTTAAGAAACAGGGTCTCACAACGGGTCACTCTTCGACGACCCCAGACAACACCATGTATATGGAAATCATGATGCTCAAGGCGTATGGTGACATCACTGGCCGCCCCTACTCACAGTTCTACGAGGATGTTAAGTTCTCATCCTTTTCGGATGATAACTTTTGGTCTACCAATCTGCCAAAGACTGTGTTCAGTGCCGAACTCATTAGTGAGTACTGGCTAAAAAGGGGTGTGCAAGTTAGAGTTGAAGGTGAGTCTGACAATCTTGCCGATCTTTCCTTCCTGGCTAAACGTTTCTCATTTGATCCCAAACATCTGGAAGAGGTTCGACGCTTCACAGGCAGAGATGCTCGTGTAGCTATAGTCCATGATGTCAACAGACTATTGCAAAAGTTCTCCGACTACAAGAAGAAGAACACACTTGCTTATAGGTGGGAAAAATTCATAGCATTACAAGCCAACTGCGCCCATTACCCTGACATTTACGATAAGGTCGATGAGTACATAAATGCTATGGAAAAGGAGATGCGGAAGCGCAAATTTCTGAGGAAATTCATGCAACAGCACCCGCGCAAACGGTATGACGAGATAATGACACTGATGTATGCCCCAGGTAAAAGACAGGATAAAATGGTCTTGACCACTCTAGACCAATCCTGGCAACACTCCTTTTTGCTCTGGTGGGACACCTTCAGGGTTGACATAATGGCTTTTGATGGCTCAGCTAACACTTATGCAAGAGTGCTGAACCAATTCACTGGGCTACTGGAAGTTGCTGGATTTAATGTTGAGGACCCCGGTTTGTTTCTAACACAACCGGGCGAATTACCCATTGATCCAGAGTACACCCTGGAACATCACGTGTGGTTACTAAATGGATGTGTCGAGTCATTCGAACAATTCCGTATGCTTGCTCAGAAAACACCCTTCTCAGCCTTTATGAGGTTAGAAGAGTTCTGGGCAAAG